GAGTGGCGAGAAAGGAGATCTGGGCGGGGAGTTTTACACTACCCGTCAGTACATCGAGGATCCCGCAACCAAACGGGCCTCGAAGTTTGGTCGATATGTTCAGTTCTACACTGGGTTTGACCCCGTGTCAGGACAGAATTATCAGGTGGAAAGGACCTATCAGTATGATGGTCCGATCCTCCCTGTCGACCCTGCTACAGTGTCGTACCCCCCAACGTTGGAGTCGAGCAATGCTCGGCTCAACGAGTTGGGAGCGACAGCTGTAGCCAGATGTAAGCCCACAAACTCCGTAGCCGACGTCTCCACCTTCCTAGGTGAGACCCTCAGAGAGGGTGTCCCGAAGTTGGCTGGTTCCATTCTGTGGCGTAACAAGGTGGACTCACTCCGTAAGAGGAGTGGATCCGAGTACTTGAACGTCCAGTTTGGTTGGCTTCCTTTCGTGGCCGATGTGAAAGATATCGCAAAGGCCATCACGCACGCTGAGTCTGTTTTAACACAGTACGAGCGAGACGCGGGAAAGCAAGTCAGACGTAGGTACGAATTTCCACCTATCAAAGAATCCACTACATCCAATGTATTCTTCAGTCGGGAGCCATTTGGTCCCGGCGGAGATTTCATGGGTAGTGGTTCTAACGGAACTGTGGTTAGGACCCGTGAGAAGGTCCAACGTCAGTGGTTTTCGGGGGCGTTTACGTACTATCTTCCCACCGGTTATGACAGCCGGTCGGAGATGTCACGTCACGCCCTTCAGGCCAAGAAACTATTTGGCCTTACCCTGACGCCAGAAGTTGTCTGGAACCTCACTCCGTGGAGTTGGGCCGTTGACTGGTTTTCCAACGCGGGAGATGTAACATCAAATCTCTCCGATTGGGCAGTCGATGGTCTGGTTATGCGGTACGGGTACATCATGGAACACACTGTGGTCCGTGACACCTATACCCTCGATCCCTACAGACGGCTTCTTGCCGGACTGCAGGGCGAGCGAACGCTAACCTTGGTCACTGAGACCAAGATACGGCGTAAGGCTAACCCCTTTGGTTTTGGAGTAAGCTGGGAGGGTTTGTCAGCCCGCCAGCTCTCCATAGCTGCTGCGCTCGGTCTTACCCGAACGTAGTAGTCAGTGCGTTGAGCACTGACGTCAACCACCATGTTCAGACATCATGTCTGGACGAAAGGAGTAGTGCCTAATGGCATTTACCGATCCCCAGTCCATTACCATTTCGAGTGTTACGACGTCGCTCCCGAGAGTTAATTCGGGAAATCGACAGTCGGAATACGCGTCGGCTGATGGACTAATCAAACTGACGGCGTCGCACGTCCAAGGACGTAGGCTCCGTCAGGTATTGAGGATTGACCATTCGAAGATCACCGCTGATCCGTTTATTCCAGCTAATAATGCGCTCGTGTCGATGAGCAACTACGTTGTTTTCGACCGACCGCCAGCTGGATATACGAATGCAGAGGCCTTGGCCGTATATAACGGTTTCAAGACCCTGTTCACGGCATCTACGGACGCTGCCATCACCAAGCTTCTTGGTGGTGAAAGCTGAGCAGAGACGATGAATTTGACGAACTTATTCGTGCGGTCCATGAAGATCTTATTCGAGATCGACAGGGCCGTCGGAACGGTCGTCATAAGAACGAAGAACCTCCTTCGGATTCATTGAAGGAGCTTCGTCTGGTTCTCGCTACGGTTTGTATAACCGTTTGCGTGAATTTGATTCAGTCTCTGCTGGGTGACTGTACTGGAATTCCGATTGACTTGACGTCTTTCGGTTTGTAGTACAGTCGTAATGGCCCGTTAGGCTAAGGATAATGTACCTCTATTAGGAGGACAATATGAAAAGCCTAATGCTACTCTGGCAGAAGATCGCGGACGAGTCCGCGATCAGATGTTGCACTAGCGCCACTCGTGACGGCAAAACCGTCACGAGGCGTGTCGAACATGAGGGGTTGTCGTTCTTGACGATTACCCTACCGCAATTTGGGAAGGACTTCGAGAGAAGTCTGGACCAAGGAGCGGTTTCTCGCAGCCTATTCCAGGGTTTCACCTGGAGGGCAGGTCTCCCCCAATTTTTGGGAGGTTTCCTCGAGAATGTGTTCGACCGCAAAAGCGGTGAGCTAATCGATGATCCCTGCGTGGATTCAGTGCTTGCCGTTCGTCAGTTAACTCTGATGTTCAGCAAGATCCACCTCAAGTGCAGCGATGCACGCGAGGAGGATGCCATGCAGGGCTATATCGATTGTGAGAATGATGTCAAACGAGCTGTTACCCGTATCAAACCGGAAGATCGTAATGACTTCCGGAGGGTTTCGGCTCTACTATTTGGGAGAGTATTTGGGCAGGCGGACCGTGAGGTCCATCATACCCGGCTACTCCCCAAACATGGTCCGGGTGCGACGGCGGATAAACTTCGTGGAAACGCGAAGTACCGCCAGCGTACTTGGCCCATGCGGCTTGAGAAAGCGCTACCTAGTAGTAGCTTTCTCTTTCCCTCCCCTTCTTTCGAGGAGGAAATGGGAGCCGTTGACATCATCGAACCCGAGGCAGAGGAACCAGTTAAAGTTATCTCTGTCCCTAAAACGCTCAAGACGCCGAGGATTATTGGAGTTGAACCTACGTGCATGCAATATGCACAGCAGGCGATTCTTCCAGTGGTCCTAGATGCTCTGTCGAGGGATGACTTCCTCGATAACATCATCGGATTCGACGATCAAGTTCCGAATCAGGAACTTGCTCGCGAAGGCTCCCTTAACGGGGAGCTTGCAACACTCGATTTGAGTGAAGCGTCCGATCGGGTCGCGAACGAGCTCGTACTGGAACTATTCCGGGATCATCCTCAACTGAACGAGGTGGTCCAGGCTACTAGGTCCAGGAAGGCTCGTGTGCCTGGCAAGGGCGTACATCGCCTTGCCAAGTTCGCGTCTATGGGTTCAGCGCTGTGCTTTCCCGTGGAGGCGATGGTCTTTACGACCCTCGTCTTTATTGGGATTGAACGAGCGCTTAGCTCACCCCTGGGTTGGGAACAGGTCAAGAACCTGTTTACCGACCAGGTGCGTGTCTACGGGGATGACATTATTGTCCCCGTGGAATATGTGCAATCCGTTGTCTCTACGCTACAGGCTTTTGGGCTTGTAGTGAATGAGCACAAGTCCTTCTGGAACGGTAAGTTCCGGGAGTCTTGTGGGAAGGAGTATTTCGACGGCCATGACGTGAGTATTGTCAAGGTCCGAGAATTATTCCCGACACATCGGAGGCACGCGACCGGAGTCATAAGTACGGTATCCCTCCGTAATCAGCTATACTTTGCTGGTTACTGGGAGACGTGCAAATGGCTGGACGAGAGGATAAAGGAAGTCATTACGTACTTCCCTACGGTCCTCCCGACCTCACCGGTGCAGGGTCGCCATTCGTTTCTGGGATTCGAAACCCAGAGGATTGGCGATAAGCTCCATAACCCCTTAGTCAAGGGTTACAGAGTTAGTGCCACACCCCCTCCGGATCCATTGGAGGGGCACGGTGCCCTGCTCAAGTGTTTCTTGAACAAAGGCGACATGCCAATCGCTGATGAGAAGCACTTGCGGCGTGCTGGACGCCCCAAGTCCGTCAACATCAAGCTTGGGTGGTGCTCGGCGGTATAACCGCACGAGTATGGGGCGAAAGCCCCTCGGGGAGAGCCAAGTGAAGGATTCAAGTTGCAGGTACGGACCCTCAAG